TAATTACTGATGTGTATGCTTCATTTGCCATCTGTAAATACCTTTCAAGTTAAAGTTTGCCTTCCTGTTTGAGCTTTTTGTAAAGTGCTCTATGTTCAGGATTAAGCATGTCAAGTGAGTTAAGGTCTACTACTGTAGATTTAGATTCACCTGTGTTGCTAGTGCTACCAGTTCCGCTAGGTCCTGCTGCACGGAAGTAAGAATTGCTTGACAAGAACTCATCAACCAAACCATCAACAGTCAAAGGGTCACCTTCATCTGTGTAACGGGGATTGCCTGTGTCATCTACAATATTGATTGTTCCATCACTTTGTAGTTTCACACTGTCCTTTAACAATTTAGCAACCTGTTGTGGTGCAAGTGCTTTGGCTTTTGATGCTGCGTCAATTAAACTACCATCAACTTTGATACGCTCCAATTCTGTGCGTAGGGCAGAAATCTCTGTCCCATATTTGTCTTTGGTTTTCTTAAGCACACCGTCAAAGTCTTGCTTTTTAATAAGTTGCTCCTCTTCCATTGAATCTTTGAATGTGCGTAAACTTGCAAGTTCATCAGTGTCAACTTCTGAGTATTTCTTAGTTACTTGTGCAACACGCTTGGCCACAATATCATTCAATTGTGATTGCGTGAACACTTTCTCTTCAACCTGGGTATTTTCATTTCCAGATTCATTAGCCCCAGTGTCTAATGAATCAGTTTCAACTATGTTTTCTGTCATATCAGTTTCCTTTGGGTTAGGGGTAGTCCCATATAGTATTATTTATGCCTTGTTATTCATCATCCTCAACTGGCACCCAGAAGTGCCTGCAGTTGTATCCGCCTCTTACTACAAACGGATCACCACTTTCTTTTCCTGTCCATCCTGAAGTCCACAAGTCATTTATTTCATCTTCTGTGTAGGTGTTGCCTGTGTGTTCTGCACACCATTCTCTGGTCTCTGCAACTACACCACCTGTGTATCTCCAACGTTTGATGCCTTCACGCTTGGCTTTGCCTGCTGTGTAAGCACCATCAAACTTCATTACAGTGTCTTGCACCTTTGTGTTTGTGAGGTCTCTAACACTTGCTGTAACATTTATGCCTGTGAGCCTGTCTTTGATAGCTCTCTTAGCACTGGCTATTTCTGCAGCATTTGCACCTTTTTTCTTCAACAGGCTGGTTATTTTTCTCTGTTCTCTACGCACAACAGCATCATCAGTTTCCATCATTATGCCTGATATGCGTCCTCTTGCTGAATTTACCAACACGGCTGTGCCTGCACCTGCTGCACCTGCTAGAACTATTGTGCTCATAACTGATTCAACACCAGCATTTACAGTTTCTGATAAATCTCTGCTGGCTTGTTGCTGTAGTGCTTGAACTGCACGTTCATCTTCTACACTACCTACACCTGTTTCACTGCTGATGTTTGTGAGTGTGTTTGTTGTGTTGCCAACACTGCTGGCAAATTCATTGAATGCTTGTGTTATCTGTGGACGTAACTGCACAGGATCAACGCCCTGTGCTACTAGATCAGCTACTCTGTTTTCCAGTGACTTGACATTATCAAACACACCAAGTTCAATGTCTGTGATAGTGTCTTCAATTATTTTTGCATGTTTTTTAGGATCCATGTTTATTCACCTAAATGCACATAACCTTCTAAACCTAAACGTGTATGATCTGCTTGAGTCTTTGCTTCTTGTTGATCACCTGTGTCTGGGTCATACATGATGTGTGGAACAAATTCCACAGGCTCTTCAATAGCTTCCATCAAGTTGTTGAGAACTTTTGTATCTTCAATCATCAATGCTGCCAATTGTTTGTCAAGTTCTTTGATGTAGGTTTCATTTGTGTATCCTGCAGCCTTTGCACGTATAATCAAATCAAGTTCACTGTATTTGTCACGGATATCAAAACTATCATTGTAATGAATTGTGAACTCTTCTGGTGCTGAAACACCTTGCCAATCAAACCACAAGTGCCATAGTGCTATTTCTGTTTCACGCAGTGTATCTGATAAGTCTGATAGTTTAGCGTTCAACAGTTGGCGTTCTGTTTGTAGTGCTACACCTGATTGTGCAGTTTTTACACCTTGCACACTTGATGTATGTGTGCTTGACTGTATTGCTTCTTCCAGTTGTTTGATTGTTTTTAAGATTGAATCCACTGTGCTAGTGCCGGGAGTAAGTAGATATGGTTTCAAGTTTGGATCAGTTGCTTCATCCATGTTGATGATACCACCTGCACCTGCTGTTGCATCTGCACTCAATGTTTTTACCAGTGTTGGGTGTGAACTGATACGTATTGTTTGTTCAATCTCTGAATGCATGTTGTAGATGAATCTTTGTGAGTCTGCTACATCACTCAGCATACTAAAACCAATGCCACGCACTGGTGACTTCACAGGACAATGATTGATAAATGGAACAACACCCAATGGGTTTACATATTCAACATAATCAACTATCTGTTCTGCTTCACCAAATTCATTTTTACTTACTGTGTATTTTTCTACTGTGAATTCACTCCACAGTGTGTATACCATAGATTCACTGTTTTCTGATTCTTTTACTTTTACATATTTTAGTATTGGCTTGCCTGCAATGTTGCGTTCATAATACCAATCCAATACGTTTTGTGGTGTATACATTGCAGCATATGCACGTATACCCATTTCTATTTCTTCTGCTTGTGTTTCTACTTTGTATGAACCTTTGTCTACCAGTAACCATACATTACCCATAACCATGGCCAAGTCATTTGCACTTTTTAAGAAACTGTCCATGTCTTGTCCTTCTTGGTCTGTGTCATTCATCCATTCATGCACCAATGGATTGTTGGCCAACAATCCCAGTTGCCTAGTTGGTGCTTCTCTGAATAAGAAACTACGGTAGATGTCCACTGTGCTTGCTACATGGTTGTCAAGCGGTGTTGACGTGAGGCGTTTGCCATAACTATCACCTTGTGTTGAGTCTTCCCCAATGTAGCGTGTTAGATAGTTACCAGCTCTGTATGTAGGTCCACCAATGTAGCTTCTATACATATACTGTGCTTGTTCAGCATGACCTTTGTATGAGTCATGTGTTGCCATTAGTTGTTCTAAATTTTTCATAAAACTGTTTCCTTATAAGGTTATGGGGCTAACAACAGTGATCAAATGTTGTCATAGTATTTATGCCTAATAATGTGCGTATCTCTGTGTGCTTATATTAGTCACTTGTGGTCCTCTTATTGGGTTTGTCCAATGAACTAGATAGCCTAGTGCATCATTCATATGAGACATATCATTGGGTCCATCTTTTTCTGGTATCATAGTGCCCTGTTTGTAAACTTGTGAAGTTATACATTTGATAACATTCTTACAATTTGCGGTTACAGTCAAACGTGTTGTTCCTTCTGCACTACGCAAGTTTGCATTTACGGCTGCAATCCTATCTCTAACAGGAGGGTTGTTGCCTTTTACTTTTAGTGTGAATCCTGCATTTTGTAAGATTTTATGGTCTGTTGTATTTGAACTGGTGCGTCTTTGGTTACCACTGGCATCTGGATAGCACCATATTCTATTGTTGGGATATCTGTTGCGTAGTTCTTCTACAAGTTCCCATGTGTTTGAACCATTTATAACTATTTCATCAAACACTGAGATTGTATCTCCTTGCACTACTGCAACACAAGCACTTAGAGGAGTGTGGTTGAAATCACATCCTACATGTAACAATGTTCTGTTATCTATGTGCGGCGGCGTGTTTGTAACATTAGACTTTGAATCCCAGTTGTAGTAGATAAGTCCTGCATATGTTTCAAATGTTGCTAGATATTCTTGTCTAAATGATTTCTCATCAAGCTCTCTTTTTGCAGCTTCAACTTCTTCTTTGGAAACATTGCCACCATCTAGTGTTGTAAAACTAAAGCTTTCATAGTCATCTAAATGACCTGCTTGTTGAAACAAATCATATATCCAGTTCATACCTCTGGGTGTGGTAATAAACAGAGCATGCCCCATCTTGTCACTTAGTGCTGGTCTACACACTTCTGTCCACATCCTTTGATCAATCATAGCTGCCTCATCCATTATGAGAAAGTCCATGCTTACACCACGCAAACTATCTGGATTGTCTGCACTCCGCAAAAATATTTTAGTATTGTTTACCAGTGTGATTGATAGATCACTTTCATTAATCTTCTTTGCCCAACGCTTGCTGGTTAGTTGTTGTTTCAAATCATCCCATATAATTTGTTTTGCTTGTCTGTATGTTGGAGCGCAATAATAAATTTTTCTGTTGGGGAAACGGGCAAACTTTGCAATCTCCCACATACTCAAAAATGTTTTGCCAAATCTTCTACCAGCAACCACAACACGGAAACGTGCAGCACTGTCAAATATTGATTTTTGTGGATCAGTTAGCGGCATACAACACTTCTGTGTG